CCCGGTGCGCTGGCCGCTTTGGTTTCCCTTGGAAAGCTACGCTAAGACCCTCGCGGCGCTCCCACTCATTGATTACTGCCCACAAAACCCTTTCATTACTCAGAATATGGGTGAGCTGATTGTCAGGGTAGTGGCTCTTGTTTTGCCTCCACCATTCTGCTACCCGGTCAACGTCATGTTGCCCCATTGGCGTTTTTGTTTCACTCATTGCTTTGCCCTTTTCCTTGAACATCTGTTCGATATGACTTGGATAGTTCTTTACAAAACTCACAATGGCACACCCGCCCCGCCCACGGCAACCCCACAAAGTAACGATTAGGACACACCCGCGCATGGTGTAAGGTGATAGCCAATGATAGACAACGATGAAACAGACACCTCGGCCCGATCCCCATATCCTTTTTTTGGTTCAGCATATGAGGGCATGAGCCTAGAAGCATTGGCCTACGCCAGAGTCACAGCCCTGAACGCTGTAGATGAACTCACCGCTGAAATGAAACTCGCTGTGATCAAAGAAAAAGCTAACGGGATGAACATCACAAAGCTGGCCGAAACTGCCGGGGTGGCACGCCCTACCATCTACAAATGGCTCCGAGAAAAATAATCTGCGGCTGGGCTGTGATACCATTCCAGAGTAGGTAGTCATTCACATGGTTACTTGTTTCATCCTTTCCTTTCTGTTGATAGGCAGAACCCCCGGTCCTAGTAGCCGGGGGTTTTGTCTTTCCCCTTCCAGAAATAAGCTTGGAATGTATCGCCAGTGGATACTTTTCAAGTACCTGCCCCATTTGGGCACAAAAAAAGTGCCCCCCAGCTTTAACTGAGGGGCATTTGTTTTTTATTGCGAGTGCTGACTTTCCCTTTTTTCAGCAAATCTTATAGTTACTAAGGCTTTTCTTTCATCAGTCCACCCAGCCGCTACCCCTCTTTTCCCTTTAATCCAGGTGGGTTTTCCGCGCCGGTTTTCCGATAACATATCTTTCATTCTTTGCCCGTTTGAATAAGGCACACCATCTCTTGCAATCTGATTCTGTAAAGGGTGTCCTGCCTCAATCAATTTTTTGATCCAATTAGCCTCAACCAAAGCCAGGTCTTGATTGATCCCTAAATTTTCCAGCTCAATAAAGCTAAACGTGTCAATGCCAACTTTTCTAATCCAATCGTACACAGGCGCGGCGTGCATTTCTCTAGCGCGTGAACGATGTTCCCAATAACGAGTTTTTGCGTTTACGCTTGTGGACCCCACATAACCTATGTTCCCTTCAGGATCCACAAGAGCATAAATGACTTTCGTGCGTTCCATGTTGTTGTTCATGCAACGATTCTACACGCAAGACTCGCAACTACTCGCAAGACTCGCAAACTGTTTCGTCAGCGGGATCTGTAGGACACACAACGCCATCCACCGTTTCTGCCGCACTCACTCTGCGTCAGGCTTCATGTTACGCAAAGCGCCCGTGTGTCCTCCCACGCTGAGCAACGCGGCAATAGCCACCCCAATGAGTGAAGCCATGTCCTGTGCAATGAAACCCCACGCCACCACGATAGGCAACAGGGACAATGAAACCCGGTACAGCCAGCGGCGGCGGGCCATAGTCCAATACTGTTCAAATTTGTTCATGTTTTTCTCCCTCGATAGGTGTCCATTTGTGTATAGGTTACGCCAAAACTAGGTTTTGGATCCAGGGCATCACAGCAACCACAACGCCCACAGCGCCAAACGCCCAGCCAGCACGTTCTCGCAACCAGCGGATTTGTTTTTCATGGTCATCTAATTTTGCTAAAATTCCTGGTAGCGCCTGAGCAAGTTGATCATTCACCTTGCCCTGTCGCTGAAGCTCTTTATACATATCACCCATTGTCACCCTCACCGTGGCCTCTCTTTGCTCAGTCACTGTGAGCTTTTGCGTGGTTTGGGCTTGGCTTTCATAGCATCAAACTGGTTTTGTTTGCGTATAGCTTCCACCTCTTGACACGTCATGACCGGCTCAGGCTCCACAGGTGCCGGTTCTACAGGCTCAGGGGCCGGTTCTGGCTCAGGTGTGGGTTCTGGCTCTGGCGTAGGCTCAGGGACCGGCTCAGGGACAACCACAGGGACAATAACAGGGGTCACAATCGGCTCATCCTTTGGAATTCCCGCCAAACCCTGCAACAACTCTTTCTGCAACTCACTGATTGTGATTGGCCCCCAAATGGCGTCAACCTCGACACCCAGACGCCTCTGAACAGCTCGCATCATCCGCGGCCCCTGGTTCCCCGTGACAGTGACCTCAGCCCACATCTGGATAGCTGTGTAAGTCAACCGGCCCGGCAACCCATCAATTGGCCCGGTGTACAGTCCAAAGCCCTTCAGCGCGGTCTGCCAATGCCACCAAGTAGCATAGTCAAGTTCACCATTGATTTCTAAAACTGGATCCGTGTTGTTCATTGTTTCCCCCACAGCTATAGCCTCTTTTCCGTTTAGATAATGTTCTGGGTTAAGCGTATCGCCCCAGGTGCCGTTTGGCCCGCGGCGAACCTCCATATGGCAGTGGTCCCCGGTGGACAACCCGGTGGACCCTGAAATGTAGACCAGTTCCCCACGGCTCACAGATTGGCCCTCCACCAGACTGGTTTTGTCCCGCCCGTGATAAAACACGGTCACGATTGAGGTTGGTCCTACAGGGGCACCAGGGATAGTTTGGACCCCTTCATGGCTAATCAGGACCACGTTCCCGCCACCCTGTCTGGCCTGTTCTTTGGGGGTCAAGGTGTCCCAGTCCTCGCTAACGTGTTTTACCACACCGTCATGGGGCACCAGTAGGGGGAAAGTGCCTCGAACGTCAACACCGTGGTGAAAACGCATTGCTTTGTAGACCGGGTGCCACACCATGCCAAACCCTCTGGTAGGTGTGATCCTGTACCAGTCAGTTGTTTCTTCATCCCACACATACTGCCCACCATCGGCAGGATAATCTATCGGTGCCACCCAAAGACAGGTTGCCTCATCGAGTACCCATGAAGGGTAAGGCGTGGGAGAAATAAAAGCGTCACGGGTCGCATCGTAAGTGAAACCGATACCCGCATAGTTGAACCTGAAGGGTTCCCCGCCACCAAGATGTTCCCCGCCGAAAGTGTTACGGCTTGTGCGCTTGACGGTAAAGCCGATAGGTGCGTAGTACAATTCCCAATCGGCAACACCTTCCGGTAAATCGTTTTCGTCACGGCCCACGAAAACTGATAAAACTATATTTTCAGGACTGAGTTTTGCGTAGTTAGCCATCTGGTTATCCAATCGTCATGGTGTCTGTGGGGCCAGCCGCCGTCACCGTGTAAACACGGCTGAACCCATTTGCCAGAGAAGTCTGAGTCACGCCAGCAGAAAAAGTGACCGTGGGCGCTTGTATTGGTAGGGAAAAAATAACAATTCCAGAACCACCAAGAGGCACAGTACCATACTGGTCGCCCGCACCAGAGCCGCCACCCGTATTTACCTCACCGGCTTGAGAACTGTACCCACCGTTACCGCCACCACCAAGCCCGCCAGTCCCGTAACCTGAAGGACCGCCACCGCCGCCGCCAGCGTAATAAGTTGCGGTCCCAGTGATATTTGTTTGGATCCCATCCCCGCCGTTTCTCCCGGTGCTGTTGGCGCTCTGCCCAACCTCACTAGCACCACCGCCGCCACCGCCGTTGAAAACGCTGCCGGTGTCCTGCCCGCGCCCTCCCGCGTAACCTTGGCCTGCTGTACCCCCCCCGCCAGAAGTTGAAGTGTGGCCACCACCACCACCGGAACCACCACCGGCTCCGGTGCCGTAGTTGCTCCCGTCACCGCCAGCCGCAGATATTATGGGGCCAAGGCTCGAAGTGCCGTTTGCCGCCCCGACAACAAGCGCAAGAACATCGCCAGACCTTACATACAAAGGCGTTTCTGCTGATGCTCCACCGCCAGAAGATTCGCCTATTACTGACGAGCGATAACCACCAGCCCCTCCACCACCACAACCTCTATTGGTTCTCGATGCGCCACGGCCACCACCAGCAACTACTACAGATTGGAGTACGAAGGGGGGCGCACCGAAAAAACTTGACATTCTGTTGTATTTCACAAAGTCCCTTATGGAACTGTTTGCCATACTTGTTACAGCCACAACAACCCCCTTCTAGGAAATCTCTAAACCGGAAAGATTGACAGAAAAATCATCAGTTGAAGCTTTGACCGTCACAATGTCACCAGCACCCAAAGTGATACCCAATGTCAGCGTGGTGGAATCATTGGCCGCCACGGGGACCGTAGGCATAATCACCTGTTTGTCCTCCACCGCCGCGCCCGCGACTCTTAACCAGATAAGCATTGTCCCAGCCGTGCCCGCCCTGTTCGCAATAATCAGCGTGGAAGAAACCGTGTAAGTATCAGCCGGTACTGTGTACAGGTTTGTGTTTGTGTCTGCGCTAGGGGCCAACTGCCCCAAAATCTTGCCCGTTGTTGCCATTGTCTAAGCTCCCATCAGTAGAAACGTGTTTTCAAGACCGCCGCCGCCGCCCACAGGCACCCAGTCAGAAACGTTTGTGCTATACACCTCAACCAAGCCGGTTGACGTGTTAAAACCAAATTGCACTTTGCCGTCAGTATCAGGCCGGCCAGCCGTAGACCAAGACCCCAAACGGGTGCCCATAAAGGCCCGCGCGTCAGTGATTGTGGTTGGCACACCAGAGTTTGCCGGCACCAAAACGGTTGCCAAAGCTTGCTCAAAAATGCCTGCATCAGTTTGCACCACCGCCGGGGCAGTAGGAGAACCTGCCGGCGTTCCAGCCTTCACCACCAACGTGACACTGTTAGCTACCGGGTCAAGCCTCAACACCACCGAATCCAGGCGCGGGTTAGTCGCATCCGCTGTGGTCAAACTCAAAGCCTCCACCGCTGTAGAAGCGTAATAGTGGCCGCGAATCATTGCCTGGCCTGCCGTCACATCAACCGCCAGCCCGGTGCCAGCCGCCACGCTCAAAGCGGTCCCTGTGGGAGCATCGTTCACTCCTGAGTTAAAATGCCTCGCCCACTGGCTGAACTGGGTTTCTGTCGTATCAATCCCCTCAAAGGGAAAACTGGATTGTGCCATGCCCACACCTCTTTCTGTTATTGGTTGCGCTCAAGGTTACTAATTCTGGTTTCATGGGCGGCCTGAGTAGCCACCAACTGGGACTCAAACTGTTGAGGGGTAGGATTCCCCACCGTTGCCAACAGGTAAACCCCATCAGCCTGAATAGATAACCCAATTTCGTACACAACCGCCGTAGCCTCCACATTGTTTGCCACAACCGTGATGGTGTCACCCAAACCCCAATCGGATCCATAGAGCATCGTGTTGGTGTCTGAAGGGGTGACTTGCATAGTCACCCGCGTTTTGCCGTCATCCACCAGAGCCTCAAACCCTGCCTGGTTCAACTGTCCAGCACTATCGGTGCCACGTTCATCAACAAAAGACTCAATGCGCCTGCCCCACGCCGTTTCAGACGCCACAGAATCGCTGGTAGTAGCCTCAATGAACACACGGTCCACTGCCGTACCAGAACCGCCCACAATCGCTCTGGTGAGGGCTGGTGCCTCATACGCATATTGTGAGGATGAAAGTTTGCCGTTCTCCACGTCAAGGCGCACCGTGGCGCTACGATCCACAGGGGCATACACGTCAAACACCAGGGCAGAACCTACCTGTGCCACCGTGTACCCCAGCCCGCCAGACTGCGCCAAATTGTAGATTAGCTCTTGCAGGTTAGTAAACCTTGGGTTGCCGTTCACCGTTGCGCCCAGCCCGCCGTCTGTAGCCACTGTCAGAGAGGCCACAACACGCACAGCCGGCCCTGAAACCAGGTTGGCATCCACATAAGCTTTCATCACCGTTTCAGCCGCACCAGTCCGAACATCAAAGCTCACCGTTTGAGAATCCACATCAGCGTTGCCCGGCTCAGGGTAAGCCAAACGTTCTTCCAAAACTACAGAATCGTCACTGCCCGAAATAAACCACACCCCGGCCAAATCATCCTGCGTCTGAACAAGATTGGCCTTCAGTGTAGGCCCAGACAAAATGACGCCACCAGGACCAGTCACCACCAGCCCATACCCTGGGGTACGCAACAAATCCACCAAAGGGGCCGTAGCCGCAATCTGCATGAACCAGGAACCCACAGTGTTATACCGCAAAATCAGTTTTGCCCCCACCAGGTCAGCACCTAAAAGCTGGCCCACGCGAGTTTTGTTCTGGTCCCTAACCTCAACAGTCAAGTCATTGGTGATCATCCGTGAATCACCTCATATCGTAGGTTATAGCGGCAAGTCACGCGAGTGTTCGCGTTCGCGCTTGTCCCCTCAATAGTAATGGTAGTTTCGCCGGGGGGGAAAGAAAACAATTTGGGGGCAGAGTTCAAAATGGCGTACAAGTTTGTGCCACCAGCCCCGGTCACAGTACCCTCCCCAGTGTCCACCTCCACCAAATCGCCCTCAAGAATTGTCGTGCTGAAACTCCACTCATCTACCCCATTGGATACGGTCAACCCTGTGACCGGCCCCGCAATTTCGTAGATGGGAAAAACTGACACATCAGACGTGTTATCCACATCAATTGTGCCAAGAGATTGTGAAGATGAAATGCGCAACTTAGACAATTGAGGCAACAGCCCCCGCCCGGTAGCCCCCGAGGTCACACTGAAAGACTCTTGTGCGGCAGACTCCCAAAAAGGTTGTGGAGCCTGAAATGAAAGAATTAGCCTCGCCCACTGATCCCCACCATCAGCGCCACCATATTTTAGTTCAGCGCCACCCGTGTAATGCAACTTCATAGTCAAGTCACCAGCATCACGCAACACGGTAAGAATTGTTGGCCCCAGAGTGTCCTGGGTGAGCCGTGACAACCGGCGCACATTGGTTTCCACCGCCAGAGCATTAGCACCAAAAACTGTCACAGGCAGGTCAATGTTTCTGACCGCCCGCCGCGTGTTACGCCACACCCCACCAGCCCGGCTGGACTCATCAATGCGCACAGACGTAGGCGGGATCCCCAAACCTAGCAGGGAAGGGTTCAACACATATGTGTCATTGTCGAAAATGATTTCGTCAGCGTTCGCCCCGGTCAACTTGTACCCACTCACGCGAACACCCCCCTTCTTTGCATAGCCAGACGCAATTCTTGTTCAGCGTCAAAGCTTTTGTTTGGTGCCGCATAGTAGTTGAACGTTTCGCCGCTACCCTCGCCCAGCCCCATGTTCTTTTCAAAACGGTTCAGCGGCATGACCACCTCTGGGCCGGCCTCGCCAATGAGAGCGTTTGTTGGCCCCGTGACCAGCCCCCCTTCAGCTAGTGCAACGCGCCCCAGGCTTATTTCAGACAGTTTGGGCAGGTTGAAACCAATACTTGCCCCGCCAATTTCTGGCACCCAGTCAGGAACATCAAACTTTATGCTGTTCAAGGCACTCACAATTAGGTTGACTCCACCAATCAGGAAGTTGACAAAACCCTCAAACACGCCAATCATTCCGTTGATTTGCTCCCCAAACATATCTTTGACCCCATCCCAAAGCTCTGCAAAGAACTTTTTGAAAGCCAAAACGTCATCCCCCATTTCTGCCAATTTCTCTGTGAACACTTGAACCATAGCCACCAAAACCACCCCAATAACTTCAGCAACAAATATGAGAATGGGGGTCAGGAACTCCAAGAAACCAATGAGCAACGGCAAAACCATTTGAATCAAAGGGATGAACGCCTCAAGCAAAGACAGAACCACAGGGGCCAGCGCCTCAAACAGCTCCATGAAAATTGGCAACAACGCTTCCACCATAGGCATGAGCGCGTCAATGAGTTGCAACAGGATAGGCACCAGCAACGCCATAGCGTCTGAAATGAGTGACGCAATTACCGGCATGAGGTCTGCAATCACCGGCATGAGCGTTTCCATGAGGGTGACGAATACGGGCAACAGGTCTGCGGCCAGATCCAAGAATATGCCGGCGAGAGAACCAATGACGGGCAACAAAGGCAGGAACCCTGTTAGCAACTCTGGGATCATTCCAGCCAGGTCTGTGATTACAGGGGCCAGTTCTTCCATCACGCCAACCAACATCGGCCCCATGATTGCCACAACAGGCATCAGCCCCGCGGTGAGGTCTGCGAACGCTCCCAGCAACGGGCCGCCAACCTCAGACTTCATGTTGTCAAACTGTGCGCCCAGGATCCTCTGCGCGTTCGCCAAACTGTCAGACGTGTTAGCGAAATCGCCCTGGGTTTTGTCTGTCTGTTCCATGATGGCCCCATAACGGGCCTGGACCTTTTCAGACTCAGTGAGTTGCCTGCCGGCCTCACCAATACCGTTCGCCAGGGCATAAGCCTCGATTGACGCGGCGCTTATGTCAATACCAAACTTTTTGAGAGGTTCAGCCTCCCCAGCCAAACCACTCTGGAACATAGCCATAGCGTCAGCCACTTCAAGATCCATGACAGATGCAAAGTCAGCGCCACGGCCCGCCAGTGTGCCCATAATGTCAACAACATCACCGCCAGGCCCAGCAATTTTGGTGGCAAAGCTAGAGAACTGGACCGCCAGGCCATTGAACTCTGTTTTTGACAACCCAAAGTTTGTGGCCGCGCCATCAGATATGGCCTTCAGCTCATTCACTGCCGATTTGCTCAAGTCCGAAAAAGTAACCTCAAGGGCGTTGACAGACTCGCCAAACGCGCTGGCCTGCTTGATCGAATCCTTGACAAAGCTTCCAATGCCCGCGGCGGCCAACCCGCCAGCAATAATCCCGCCCAGCCCCTTCATGGCACCGCCGAAACCACCAGCAAAGCCCTTGCCGGCCTTCCCGCCAGCCTTTTTGCCAACGTTATTAACGCCGCCCATTTCCTTTGCCACAGCGTTCTGAAAACCTTTGGCAACCGGGATCAGCGTTACATAGGCATAAGCTTGTTCTGCCACTTGATTTCTCCATTTCTAGCGCGTCTCAGAATTTCTCTGGCATCAGCGCGGGGCACCGGGCGATTTGCTCCACTGGGTTTGTTCGCCCAGGGGCGTGGGAAAGGTTTTGGTTTGGTTTTGCTATTCACCTGAGCGTGCAAGTCATAAATTGACGCCAGCACCGGCCAGTCATAGCTGATCGGGTGCGCCCAGTCAGCCATTGACGTTTGTAGCCATGAGGATGGATCACGGGCCAAAACGCCCACTAAATGCACAACCTCTCGCCACGGCACAGTTGTGCCAATGTCTGCCAGGCCCAGCCCAAAACGGCTCCTGAAATCGTAAACCAGGGCGCGTTCATGGTCCCTGATAACTTCAAGAACCGTCAGGCTTCCCCCAGGCTTACACCGCCAGCCCATTCCCGCGTGGTCCTGTTGAACTCGCCCATAGGCAAAGAATCCATGACTTCAAGTTCTTTATCCGAGAGAATCCCCTCCAAGACTGCGAACAGTTGACTGCCCTCATTTTCGTGGCGGGCTTTTCGTACCAACCCCACCGGAATATCTGCGAAATTGGGCAACGTTACTGTCTGGCCTTCATACTCAACTTTGTAGGTCATTTTTGCGGCTCCATCTTTTGTTTGTGTTTGCGCGGCTGAGAGTGGGGGGCCAAAAAGGGGTGGCCCCCCACCCAGTCAAAACCCCAGACGCCGCCGCATGGAACGCCTGGGGCAGAATGTTAGGACTCTAGATCAGAGAACCATTTGGTGGCAACGACTGACGTTGAATCCGCATAAGCGGTGATTGTGACCGCATACATGACGGCATCCCCAGATGCCTGGGTGCGCTCTCCCACAGACGTGATTTCCCCTGCAGGAATGTAGGTTCTTTCAATAGATGCCCCGTCTATTACGTCAATGACGAATGACTGACGGCCACCAGTTTTGCGGGGGTCAATATCAAACTGGCCGCCGCTGTTTGTCACGCCGTAGTAAAGTTCCAGCACAGCCTCATTGGTTTCAATGAATGTGGTGTCCACTGAGAACGTTCCTTCAGAAACGACCTCGCGCACCAAAGCGCCATTCTGCCACGCGCGGATCTGGCTGGTGGTTTTGTCTGTGGTTTCTTTCACCCCATCGGGTGAGCAATACCCCAGGTCAATAAAGCCCGCGTCAAGCGTGCCGTCTGAATCTGTGGGTGCCGCTGTGCCTGTGGGGGCCACATATACTGCCCCCGTGGTGCCAACTCTAACGTTGTCGGAATCTAATGCCATGATTTTTCCTTACTGATCGGTTTAGAGGTTTGTTCCTCTGTGGTCCACAGCGAAACGCATGAATCTGCGTTCGCCACTTAGATCTGAAACGTCTTGGATCAACGACTCAGGGCTGGTGTCTGTGATTGGTGTGCCATTTGGTAGGTCATCAAAAAGGGCTGTGACCATGAGCGCCAAATCGTTGGCGTTGCCGTAGGTGCTGGCGTAAATGTTAACGCCCACACTGGTGGTTGAAACGGTTTTGGACTTCCTGTTGCCGCCGTCATATCTAAGAATTACCTGTGACACGGTTGTGTCCGCGAGAACACCCACGCGCGTGGTGGTGAACCCGTTGGCTGTTAGCCCTGTTTTGAGCCTGCCAACCAGGTGGGAAATTATGTCTGAGAAAATTACTGCATCTGTCATGCCTACCTCCCAGAACGTGGCTTGTTGGTTTTTACTTTGTTGCCGCGCTTACCCCCGGCGAGGTCCAAAGCTCTAGACAGCTCCCCAGTGTTGGCTTCATCAAAATCTGAGCCGTTGATAACTTTCGCCCTGGCACGCTTCCCTTTGGTGGTCACTTCGAGGGTGGATCCAGGAATGGCAGATTGAACCCGCCTCATTCTCGACTCCAATTCACTAGCAATTTCTTTGGAACGCATCATTTCGCCCATGCCCTTATAGTTCAGTTTCACCTCACCGCCACCACCAGGGATTTTGCTAGCCACGGTCTGCCTCACGTTGCAGGTTCGCCACGGTGCCAGGGGTCCATGACCCTAAGCCGGCCCGCCAGTCAAACGCCTCCCCGTCAAGCTCATAAGTTTTGCCGCGAACAATAAACCTGTCATCATCCTCAATGTCAAAACCAGTGGCAAAGTACACAGTCAAACCATCCGAAACTGTCACCTGAGCCGGGTCAAAATTGGTGCTAGAAACACGGGCAGAAACCATGCCCATCACAGTGGTTGAAACGGTGGTGTAAACAGGTTCACCGAATGAATCAGTTGACGCCGAACTTCGTCTGACTTGGGTAATTTCCTCCATAGTTGGCATTTCCAATCGTTGACGCGGATCTGAACGTTTTGTCCCTGTAAGAATTAGCCACCTGAGTGTCAGACGGCGAGAGCAACACCTGAGCGCCCACAGCCCAGTTTGCATATGACTGCGAGAACGGGCCAACAGATTGCTGTTGAACACCAGCCGCGGCATCAGCCGGGATCTGTAACGTTCTCACCACCATGCCGGCAACAACCGCCACCACATCGTCTGGGATCGTTGCAGATCCATGCGTATAGTTCACGATTACTGGCAAAGGCGTGTTCAGGTCATATATTGCCTGGTGGTCATCGAATGTGAAACTAATGTCTACGCCGTCAAGGTCTTTGACCGTCACAACACTAATGACGGGCCGCTGAACCAGGCGCACAACCCCGCTGAGGGGAAAAAGGCGCACAGTGGACTCAGAAACCTCAAACTTTTGAGTGGCCCGCTGTATGAACATGGCTGAGGCGTCTGTGAGCCATGCTGTGGCTTTGGTTGTTTCTGACGCTGTTAGATCCCTGCCCAGGCGGGCCGTGACGTCTGCAACGGTAGCTAATGCCATTTTTGTGGCCTCCCTGTGTCAAAGTTTGCGGCTGGATGCTGGAAAGGGGTTGGCCGAAACCAACCCCCCTCCAAACATGGGTGTGACTAAGCGGCCACCGACACGTATTGCACCACTGCGGCAGACTTGATCACTTTGGCCCCGTAGACGTTCAATCCGCGCACAATATCTGCGAAAGAGGTTTCGCCTCTAAGCGCCTCAAGTGACTGGATCTGGTTGACATAGGCAACCATGTCCGAGTGGTAGCCCACAGCGGCAGGGGTGCCCGCGGCAGAGAGCAGTGGAGACTCAATTACGGTGAACCCGTAGAGACGCCCAATGACTCCATTGCGCAACGTGTCATCCGACCCAGCAATGCTGGCGTCATCTAAGCTCTGGATGAGCAGGTCAGTGAAATCAGGGTTGACAATCAGAAAACGGCTTCCCGTGGGAACCTTTGCGTTTGCCATCAGTTTGCGAATGTCGCGCACCGCGGTCTTAGCTTTGGCCGCCGTGTCAACCTCAACATCATCAGGGTTGCCATCAGTCCCACCAGAAACCATGAGGTCCACCAGGTAGTTTTCTGCATCTTCCGCGAGAGCCTTTCCAGCGGAATCGACCCATGCCTGGAACCCGTTGCCGGTCTGAACTTTGTCAACGTCATCAACCTTGACAGAGAACGCTTTTTCTTGGTCAATGAGCAGGTTGACTTCAGTATCCGCCAACGCTTCAGCTGTTATGACCCGGTTTGCCGCGGCGTAGTCCGTGATGGTGGGCGTGGTTGCGTTGATAATGTGGACCTTGTTACCAGGAGCAACCGCGTCAGTGTACTGTGTACGCAACGTGGGGATTACAACCTGGTTTGCAATGAAAGACTGGGTTACACCAGCCGCCCAAACCTCTGGGATGAAATTGGAAATAGCCATTTTCGTACCTTCCTTTGGGGGTTCTTACTTCCCCATCATTTTGTCAAGGCGGCCACTGTTGTGGGCCTCAAGGATTTGTTCAGGTGACATATTCTTGAACTCATCACGCGAACTGATCTGTGAAAGATCAGAGTTTGCGCCTCTAGTTCCTTGCCCCATGTCAGGGCTGGTGAGTGCCGTTTTTGTGCTATGAGCGTCAACCCATGCCGTGATTGCTTCAGAATCCACCTCGCCACTGTCAGTGATGAATGAACCTTTATCGAAATCCAGCAAAGCACTACCGTCTAGAGAGCGACCAGCCAGGCTTGATTTGAACTCTGCATCAACAATCTTTCCGGCAAACTCAACGCGAACAGCTAGGCGGGTTTCATCTTTGGCAGACTCAACCAGCCGTTCCTGATCTGTTAGTTGCGTTCTTTTCAGTTGTTCCAAGTCCTTCACAGCCTGATCATTGGCTTTCGCCTGCTTCTCAGTTTTCTGGCTGAGAGACTTCCACTTGGCTACCTCTGCCTGTAAATCGGCAACTGTAGGTTCAGCGTTCTCCCCGCCATCTTGGCTCTCTCCCCCAGGCGCTTCACCTTCAGGTGTTGTGACGCCATCGGGTTCTGGTGTGTTTTCTGCGGTCATTAGGTTGTTACCTCCACGTTTCGTTTACGGTTTGCGCGTTTCGCGCCTTCTCACCAGTCAAGGTGAAAATCTAATATATGGTGCCCACAGGCCCATCTTCATACAGGTCTGTGAGAGGGGGCCAGCCACCGGCGAACGTGGCGTCTGGGAAAAGAGTCTGGACGGCGTAGCGCACCGCGTAGGGGTCCGACATGACCAGCCGTATCTGTGGCTGGTTGCCGAAAAGTCCCACGGTCTTGCCGGTCAGGAACCCATAAATTTTCAGGCACGCCACAGGTGGCCCCATGACCCCATGCTTTTCGTACCATCGGATGTTGCCCTCTGGTGTGTCACAGTTATAGACCAACTAGCACCCCCAAAATGAATCTGCGAAATTCTGTGTCAACAGTCTGATTCTTTATGACGTCACCAAAGTAGCCACTGCCCCCCAAAAGGGACTCGACCCCTGTGGTGAAGATTTCAAAATTGTCTGTGGGCGTTGCCCCGTAGTCCTTGCCACTGTAAGGTTCGCGCCACTCGTCTTTGCTCCCATACTCGCCCTTGGCCCAGCGAGTATATTCATAATTGTCGGACTTGGCCCGGCGCATATACATTGCATATTCCAGTGGCTTCAGGCCCGGAATGGAATCTTCAAAGCCGTGGCCCAATTCATGCACCGCTGTGTCGTATGTGTCCACGTCACCTAGACGCCCCCGGCCACCGCTGAGCCGTAACTCTGGGCGTCCCCCCGGCCCGCGCTTGGTCCAGCGCCCGCGAGAGGTTTTCTTAAGGGCAATGTCTGGAAAGGCCGCCTGGAAAGTGTTCACCCAGGCGGTGGGGTATTCATCGAACGCCTGTTCTAATACCGCCACGTCTTTTTTGATTTTGGACGTGACCGCTGGCCTGGTGCCACCCCCCGTTTCCCTCACTTCAGCCAAGAGCTTTCTGAATTCTTCCCGCTGGATGGTGTCGTAAGCGACAGAACCAGGCGTTATCTGGTCATTCAGAGTGTCCTCAAAAGCCTTGACCTTTGTGGCCATTGCGTCTTTGGCTCTAATGCGGCCCTTCAAATAGTCCTGATTTTGAGCAATCATCTTGTCGAGATTTCTGGTGTATTCATCTGTCAGTTTGTAGGCCGCCAAGCCTTCATCTGTGTAGAACGTCCCAATGCGTTTCCGATAGTGGGCTTCAATGAAACCCTCCATCTGGGAGTTGAAACCAACTACGTCAGCGTTCAGCTTTTCAAGCTCGACCTTGGCCACCTTGATTTCAGTCTTGACTTTCTCGACCTGGTACTTTTGGCCCACCTCGTCAATGCGAGCCTTGACCCTGATTGACAACTCATCGTCAACCTCTTTGCCAAGCGCCACAACATCATCCAGGGCTTTTTCAGCCTTGACGCCGGCGGGCACTAGCGAACGCCCTAGAACGTTACGCGCGGGGACCCGCTTGGCCGGCTCATTATTCTGTTTGAATTCTTCGACAATATCGCTCGCTATATCAGCCCCAAAAATGTGGCCAGCCTTGTCCTTGATTTTCTGGACCCGTTCAGACACAGGCGGCAACACAGACGGCAAAGGCATTTTCTTGCCCACCAAGTCCAGGTTGTTAGGCCCAATAAACTTGTGGCCCTTCACCGTCAACATAGGGCCAATCTCGCCGTGGTCCCTCACCATGATTTTGCGATAATCTAAATCTGTTTTCCCAGAAACATCACTGAAACCAAAGCGGTCACCAACAGCCTCGTGGGACTTGTCGAGCAACTGTTGGTCAATGACCTGCCCCGTGTCAGTATCCCCATAAATGGGCATTTCTCCACAATCACAGCCGGGATGAATAGGCATCAAATCGCCCTTGTTGTAACGCTGGGTGGATGCCGTATAGCAAAGGGCGCAATTCTCAGATCCCGTCAAGGTTCTCAGGTAGCCCACCACGTTGTCATTGGCATTGCGAGAATATAAAGACGCCTCGCGCCTCGACAACTGAATTTCTGTTCTCGCCAACTGCCGTGAATTGGTTGCGCCAGTGTTTAGCGCGTCAGTGAATGACTCACCTTTGGCTAACGCCATCCGCATTTGCACAAACGGCCTCGAATATACGTCAAGCGTGTTGGCCCCATTGCGTAGGGCTTTCGTTGACAGATCCAGGGCTCCCACAGTGGGGGCCACATATTTTTTGCCAGAGAGCGCCGCCACCTTTTGAGCGTAGGCAATAGAAACCTGGGCTGACTGGGCCTTGACGCCCATGAGCGCCGGGGCCAGAGTGTCAACAAAACGGTCAATGTCACCATCACGCCATGAGCCTAAGCCCGTGAAAGAATTGTGAGCTAGACGGCCAGCGTCATCCAAAAGCAATGACGAAACCTGGTTGTAGCCATCTGTAATTTGCTCAAGCTCCGTCACCATTTCCCCCAGTCAATGATTGTGCGAAAATCGCTTCACCAGCGCGTTGAATTTCCATGTCAGCCACCTCAGTGGGCGAAAACTGCCCCAGTATCCCCATTCTGGATCTGAACGGCATATCTTGGAATTTCGAGTTGGCATCTGCGCGTTCTGCGAGACTGTAACGCTCTGGGGCGTACCAGATCGGCTCAAGCTCAATGAGTTTGGCCCTCTCAACGTCATCCATCCACAGGAACATCAGGGACATGACTTTGGCCCAGCCCGGTGTTGCCCGGTCCATACGGTTTTGGGTTTTGAACACCAACCCTTCTCGCGCCAACGCCGCCCCTTCAGCACTCCCATTTGCGCCCTCTGGCATCAGGTAGTGCATGGGTGTTCGCGTTACGCCTGCAAGATCCTGAATGTCAGCCCGCACGCCAGACAAAATGCCTGCAATGTCAGCCTGGCCCAGCTCAGAAACCTCAGCGCCCTCTGGGATCATCCACAGAGAACCTGCAGACGATTGGAACACGCCTTCATAGTCAATTTCATTGCCTTCAGAATCATGGGTGGGAAAATCGCCCTTGAGGACACGTTGCCTGAAAGCCTGGGTGGTCACAATGACCAGCCGTTGCAGAATCATGTGGTTGATACGGTCCAGCAAATCGGTGTGGCTTTCGTACTCCCCAGCGGAATCCTTATTGGTGAACTTCACCACGGGCACCTGGCCCAGAGTGTTCACCCTACGCCCGTCTGCGAGTAGATCCCAGCCGTCATCTTTGTAGATGCTTGACTGTGACTGTTTCTTGAAAACCTCAATCGTGTCAGGGTAGTAGAAATATGCGTAGTGGAAATCGCCCTCAGTGAACACCTTGACCGCCGCAATGACCTTGTTGCCGTTGGTTGCGCTGGTGGCCGCGAACACCTGCCGTGGATCCTCAACAGTGACCACAGGATATTCTTCACCCTCTGGTTTGCCCACAATCGCGTATGCGGTCCCAAACTTCAACAGGATGGTGTGAAGATCCGCTGAACCAACTGTCAGGTTGCTGGCCTTCCACAGACGGCGGGCCTCAACGTCACCATTTTCATCATCATCAGCGCCAGTTCTGAACCCGCCAATGCGCATCCGTTCCTGGATAGCAGAGACAACCATTTCAGCCATGTTCAGCCGTGATTTGCGCTGGAACTTTTGGTAAGCCTTCGACTGCCCTTCAGCGCCTTCAGGCAACGGGGCGTCACCACTGTAATAGCGTTCTAGACGGTTCAGTTCACCCTGGCGGCCCGCTAAACCTTTGAATAGTTTGATCTGATCGGCACTAAATTGGGATGCCATAGAGTCTCCTAACGAATACGGCGGGGAACAAATGTGTTTTTGGTGGCCTCCCCTTTAGACAAAGCTTGCAACCTCGCCTGGAACGCCAGAACTGCGCTCACCGCGCCGTCAATCTTGTTCCTGGAATCAGGGTGTTCTTTGGAAATGCTCATACCAGAACGGCCAACACGTCTGCGGGCGTTTAAGATGTGCCGGGTCAACGCCAGTGACCCATCATGGGATAGCTCCCCATCAATCACAGCGTCTTGGAACTGTTGCACCGCCCGCACCACCAAATGTGACCTGTTGCCAGTCATCCACCACTCAATAGGGTGGGAAAGGCTCGCCTTCACTTTATATTTGCGGCCAAAGTCTGATTCCCACTGGGCAATGTATGACTCCCACTTGGCAGGATCCGCAAACATTCCCACAACCTTGTACGTTTCATGGGCTTTGCGAACCTCAAAGTCAACTTCAGCAACAGGCACTTCCCAGTCCTCGCCGCGAGGGCCGTCTGGTTGCTCCCAAATGCGAATCTCAAAAACATGACCATCTGAAACACGGCACGCCACAAGAGCTGTGGCGTCTGTCACGCCCTTAGAACGTTTGCGTGAGCCGTCAAAGCCCAAAGTGATTTCTTCACCGTTGGCAATTTCCAGCGGCTTATAGCGGGCGGTCCACTCAGGGGCAGACAAAAACGCATCTTTGGCGCTGGTGGGCTGGTTGAAATAGTAGCGGCGGGAATCCTCTGGCTCATTCCGTGGGTCATAAATCTCAGACACAATGCGGTCCAAATCCATGACTTCAGCAAACGGCCCATACGCCTCACGCAATCCCGCAATAACCTGGGCTTCATCACCTAAGTCAATGTCTGGATCTGCCTGGCGGTGGTCAAACAACAACCGCTGGCGTGACGTCTTGCCCTCCACAATTTTTTGGGCCAGTTTGTGGGTAGCCTCAGCCACACTTTCTTCCCCCGGCAAGTACATGGTGCTGGTTTCGAGGGACCACGGTTCAGCCATTTTTCGTTTGGCAAGATTTCGTCTAACGGTCTGATACATACGTTTTAGCTCTGGCCGGGTGTACAGGTGGGTTTCGTCAAACACCACCATGGTTTCCTTGCCGCCATCTTTGGCGCTGTTGCTGGCAGTTGACGGAATAATCTCGCCATTGCCTGGCAGGAAAATGCGTGTCAGTCCCGCGGCATCCCGTGGGAGTCCAGCCGCTAGTGGCCCCTCAGTGAGGTTGAAATATACGTTGTCGTATGTGTTGCCCGCCTGCCCTTCCTCAGTCGCTAGGCAACGAATCACGGGCGCTGTGACGTTTCTCCCCACAACTTCCCCCACCGCGTACTGGTAGGAAAAGCCGTCACGCTCATAGAGGTCTGTCCCATCCGAGAAATGGGAGAACCTTGCCGGTCCCAGCGCCTCAAAGAGAACAATGAACCCGGCAAGTTCAGACTTGGCGCGGCCCTTAGCGCGGGAAAGAAAAACGGAATCATAAAGACGCCGGCCATCCTCGCCCAGCGCGTAACAATCAATAATGAACTTGGCCCATTCATCATCCAGTTCAACGTCTTGGCCCTGAACGTCACCAGGGCCATGCACACAAAATGTTTCCATCCACCAAATGGCAAACCAGCCCAGGCTTAGGTGCCTGTTATGGGCATCAGCCTTAACTAGCTCTCGCATTTTTTGTGTCCTCGTTTCGAGTGAGTCGTGGGGCGTTTCGCCCGTTGACATTGCGCAAAGTGTAAAGTGTGTTACTTTTGAGTAATCAGCACGCCTCCACTGGAAAGGAACCCCATGCTCATTGCAAACATTAAGTTCTCTGAAGGACTTGTCAGAACCCAGATTTGGCCTCAACAACAAAAAGAGGTCATGGAAAATGGCTATAACGAAATGATGGAATCTGGGCAAATCATTGACTGGTGGCTAAAAGAGTAAGCCTGACACAGAAACGGCCCTCGCTCAGGCGGGGGCTTTTTCTTTTCACCAACTAATCGTCAAGCAACCGTTGACGGCGGTCACTAATATCAGCCACCGGGGCCAACACAACCGCCTCAACAACCGGATCCACATAACGCAACCTCAAGTCACGCCGCGCATCCACCGTAGTGCCCAAAGTTTTCTCCCTCATCCGTAGCTCAGCCATTGCACCAATCTGGCCCAAAGACGCTTGAGCATGAACCATGGCCGTGTCCAAAGCGTAAGACCAATCAGAGTCCTGCCACAAAACACAATGAGGCATCCGCCGCAAAGACCGCCACCACACATAAGTGCCGTTGGGAATGGGAACGTGGTAAATATCGCCCTGGCCGGTTGCCACCATTCTCACATCAGGCAACTCAGGACACTCGCCCGTGAAGGGCACATCAATGACGTCAACCCAATCCACCGTGGGCTTGTGTCTTGTTACTGTAGGCCCGTTAGTGGGCTTTTTTCCTGGCATCACCATTTGTGTCCTCGTTTCGAGTCATCCCCCCGGCGTTTCGCTAGGGCAGAATTTGTGATAAGTCTAAATCCGCAAAGCTGGAACTATTCACAGCGTTGCCAGTCACAGTCATATAGCGGCCACTAGGGTAAACCTCCACGCTCAAACCATTCAACGTGAAACGGCGGCCCTTCAGCAAAGGCGCAAAACCCCAAATGTGCAACCCGGTCCCACTAGGGCTGACCTCCACATAAGTGTCAGGGAACAAATCTAGAACAGCCTGAGCCTGAACTGAGGGAACGCCGTCAAAGCAATGATCAAGATCAATGCAAACGATTCCGTCACCATTCAGGACAAAGCCCAAACCGTCACCCTTCACAGAGCGCCTGGCATCAGAGTAAGAACTCCAAGTCAACGGGTTGGTCGAACTCGCCGGCCTGCCCGTGATTGTCAAAGGCACCTTATTGCGGTGGCGGATCCACCGGGCCAGCATCCTCAACTCACGCGGGATATGTTCTCCACGGTGCGAACGCACTCGACAATTCGAGCCACAAAAGCGGGGCTTCCTGCCACGCGCACCAGGCGCAATGGGGGTCTTGCATACTTCACAAACGGTCATGCTAAAAGTTTATCGTTACATCATGCTGAGGTCAATCCCCAACCTGCATCCCAACAACCCAGTGTTTATATGGGGTCAAAGGTCCAGAAATTGCACACACAGCGAACTACAGCACCTCTCCGGCAGGATGCAGGGGGGTGGGGGGGGGTGGTCCCCCTGGGGTCACATAGCCGGGGTGTTGTTCGCGCTTCCGATACATGGATACCCGTGGGCCTCTAGCATCACTCGCTTCTTTCGCTGTCTTACGTTTGTGGTGCCAAGGGCATAACAGTTGCAAGTTCTCTGCGGCATCTGTGCCACCTTTAGCCAGGTTCAAGATATGGTCAACGTCTTGCCCGGTGTAGGTACATCCGTCACTGTGTTCACATAAGCCTTTGGCTCTGGCAATGATTTGTTTGCGTAGGGCAGGCCAGTAGGGGGGATCAGGCCGGCGCTTACTACTGTCCCAGTTATGGGTCATGGCAGGGGGGCTTCATCTATACGTCTTTGGACAACCGCTAGCAGGTCATCAGTCACTTGCTTCTCCCACTCAAGCCACGTCAACACTGCCCGTTTGCGGTGAACTGTCTCAAACAGCTCTGCCCGTAGGTCAGCATCAGCCATTGTCTGCCACCTGGTAGTACGCTTGACAGTCCACGCACCATTTCAACACAGCCGGTGAAGTCAATGTGTATGTGTATGTGTCTTTACTGTTCATGCGCCCACGGTATCACGCCAGGAACACGAAAGCCCCCCGTACCTTCAACAGTCTGGGGGGCTAACGCATGGCACACTTGGGTGCCTCGCTTCAATTCTATCAGTAGCGGTCAGGGACAACTCTCAGATGGGACCGCCCATATGCTGGATGGTCCGCCTGAAACTGTCGCTTCGACCTCGCCGCGCGGATCCGCTTGACCGCCAACTTGTACATGGTAACGATCAACGCCAGCACAAAAACAACGGTGAACGTTGCCAAAGGAATGGCTATTAGCCAACCAATGAACTCCCAGGGACTCATGACTCCACCTCTCTACAGACTGTTTTGCCCCACTCTAGCAGGCCAGTTGTGGTGTAAGGCGTGGTGTTGGTTGAACTCTCCACCAGGATTTCCACTTCATCACCATCGTCATCCATTGACATGGCACAGGCAACCAGCACCCAGTCGCGCACAATGTCAGCGCCCGGCGATTCTTCCAACACATGGTTTGACACTGCCTTTTGCAAAGCCTCTAACGTTGCTTTACTCACTCTAAAATCCCTCCATCGCCGTGACAGGTATCGCTCTCATGTCTAATGGCTTTAGCCTCAACCATCCCGTAGGTGGCCGTTGTGTATAGTCCTGGCGTTGTGACTGTCACGCTGGAAGGAAATCTAGCGGTGCCCCAAACCCTGAAAATGGGATGGGTGAACACCTGCACCTACAACTGTATCAGAATTAGAGAACATTTGGTCAACCCCTTCACCATCGTCTGGGCGTGTCCCCTCAGCCACATCAATCTCATACCGCAACTGACGCATCCCCTGACCATGAACCCAGGTTGCCTTACACACCACACAGGTGGCGCGAGTGTGTTCAAGTGATCGATACACCTCAATGCGTGACTCCACGATGACCGCGTGCCTGTACGCCCCTTTATCGTCTGCCCCGTGGGACACTCCACAGCGAGGGCATGGGCTAGTAATTTCTAGGGTGGTGGGCGGATTCAGGCGGCCCTCGATAGAACTCGCCAGCTTGTACAAGATCCGATACTTTTTCTGGACCACATCACGCGAAACCTTGCCAGATCGTGCCAAGTTCGCAAAAACTATGTACCACTGTCTGAGGTTCACCACAGGGTCAGGGAATGGCCTCGCATCAGTGACCTCCTGATAGAGGCACACAATCTGCAATTTGGCCTTCTCGTATTGCTCCAACGCCTCAGAATCAATGACGTTACGCTCTGACGCTAGGCCGCCGCCTACCGCGTGAGCGCCGGTGGTAGACCTCACAGCCGCCCTCAGTTGGTGCAACAGGGGGTCATGGGTGACAATCATTGTCAACTCATCAACGGTGAAAGAGGATTGGTGTGGCATCGTCAACTTGTCCACCATAGTGAGCAAATCGTCTGTTACCGTGTCAGGGTTAGAAAGGTGCATCATTGGCCGCTGTAGCTTCCCCGACCTGTGCGCCAGGCCATTGCTCCATAATGGCGGCCTCTTGAGTTTTCACGGGTGCGCCTTGTGGCGGCTGAGCATACTGTGGGTCTTGTGCCAGTGGGGGTGCCTGCCACTGATCGCCCTGGTTCGCCCACGGATCCTGTTGTGGTGCCCTAATCGGCTCAGCCGTCAACATCATCTTGTTCACGCTCAAGTTCGCCGCAAACCCCTGTGTGCCATCCTGTTTCTCAAACCCTTTAGGACTGGCACGTAGCTCGCCAACCATGCTCAAAATGTCCCCCACTTTGTAGTCATGCGGGGTGTCAAAAAAGATGGAAAAGATTTGGGGGAACGTGTTGCCACTGACCGTAATCATGTCTTTGACTCTCAGCCCTTTACCCTCCCAAAAGATGCCGCTAACCTCAACGTTGTCTAGTTTCACCTGGGCCATGAGTCCACCGTTCCTGTTTTATCTTGTATTAGGCGCTTGTCACAATTCTACCACTGGGTGGATCTGGTTCACGCGCCCGCGCCGCCTCCCACAGACGGTCAGCCCGCCGCCCATGCTCCACCGCCGCCCTCAACTGGCCAACACTCAAAGGGCGCTCCCCCTCCAATGCCTGCACATCAATGCCCAGCTCACGCGCCCAATTCACGTCAGTCATTGTGTGCCCTCGAACAGCTCGCCCAAACTAGGGTCATACCTCACCGCCGCCTCAAACCGGGCTTTCTCAACTACCTGTTCAAGGTCATCATCATCACTGCCTGGCGCGTTGTCAAAAAACTCTTGCACCCTCTTGCCACCGTCATTGAGTAGGCGTTCCAGCTCTGCCTTTTTTTCTTCATTGATCATCCCCGGTTCCACCTCAAGACGTCAACAATGTACGCAATGAAACAGACAACAGCCCAGAATAGTGCCCCGCCAAACACAACAATGAGAATCCAGTCCAGGATTACCAACACCCCTGGATTGCTCACTTTTGCGCCTCGCCCTCTGCCAAAGTCATGTCAGTAACAATTTTTTGAACCTTTTTGATTTTGTCAATGGCCACAGTCGCGTTGGTCATTTCCCGCCAAATCGCTTGGTTTATGGCCTGTTCATTACTCACAATGAGAGCCGCCCTGCCCATACGGTCCTGGCTCTCAACTTTTTTAGTTCGCAACATTTCCAAGTGGTGACGTACCGAGTACAACGCCTGGCTCAGGCCCACCACCGTGAAATCCAGCGGCAGGTTCAGTGGTTTGTCTTGACCCACAGAACTTGACTCGCTAAAAGCCTCGCGTGCCCACTGCCCGCCGTTGCTGATGGGGTGTGCGTAATCAGTTTTGGGAACCCACACCCCCTGATTGTCTTTGACCAGGTTTGGCTTATCCCACTTTTCATTTTCGCTTTGTGTTGTGTCCATTTCTTCCCCTTTATCGTTGTTCACTTTTGGTCCCCCTAATCATCAAAGTTACACACTCAGAACACATTTGGCTACCCCCGGCGCTGTACCAACCCAAAGGCTGAAACGTGACCGCCTGCACAGGCGCGTATTCCAGAACGTCTTGCACAGTACGCTCACGGGCGCACACATCACACTTCTGAACCATCTCGCTCCGTTTGTTGGTCTTACCGAAACAAGCCATTGAGCGCCCGCAATTCCCGGTCAATACTCACCAGCCGGGCCTCATCATGCTCAGGACAAAAATGTGGACCCCAATAAGTTCCCGCCGGCTGATCACAAGGTTTCGCGTCACAGGCCCGCCCGCTAGGTTTCTGGCAGACGTGCCCTTCAGCGCCTTGGCAAAGAGGGTGCGCCGCGTTCACGGCACCACCGCTTTCACAGGGTGCTGGTCATGCGCCCGCACAGGATCATGACTTGTGCTGGTTGCCTCATCGTAACCAGGCACATCTTCAGGCCACTCCCAGCAATCAGAGCAAAGTTGTTGAGCCTCTGCACTCACCACCACGGGCATGAAATCAAAGTTTTCGCTTGCTTCGATTGCTTCACTTTTACTGTGACTGAGCATATTCTCATCATCAGCTACCTCGCCGCAACAACTACACACAACCCAATAAAACGTGCCTGTTTTGACTGTCATTTTCTCAACCCTCCTGTTAGCTCAACCTCAACAGGTGCCTCAAGCCAACCCAAAACAGTCCCCTCAGACACCTTCAACCACTCAGCAATCCCCGCCACACCCATCCCCCGCGCCCACCGCAACTCCATAGCACGCAACTGGCACCGAGTGTTCACGTTACGCAAATCAGCTTCAGCCTCAACACGCTCTTGCCCCAAACGCTCTGCGCTGAGCCTGTTCAGTCTTGCCAGCCGGCCAGCTTCCCGTTCTTTAGCCTTTTGCTCAAGTTTTTCTGGCGTAATTTCTTTCAAAGCAATCAGCCCTCTGCCCTTGCTACTCATGGGAAAAAGCCTCAAAAACAAACACCATAAGCCCATAAGCGCCAAAAATAATCCCTGCAAGGATCCACCCATTGGGAGAATGTGCTGGGTGAAATACCTCCACAGCGAGAAAAGCTCCCGCGGCCAGCCCAATCAGACTGAGCGAAATGGCCAGGTTTGGGTTTCTCATCTTGCCACCAATGCGAAGTGTTCCCACGCCTGCCTCACTTTTTCGTCTGCACTATCCGCGGCGTGAACCAAGTCACCCCTGTACCCACTCCACTTGGCGGCTTCCCACGCATGAATAGCTCTCAAGCCTTCTCGCAACACCGCGTCTTTGGCATCTTCCAATAGTTTGTTTTCTTCCATCACACTTTCCTTTCCTAGATAATGTGTTGTCCACTATACACCCTCAGAGCAATCAAACTCACCAGGGCGGCACTCCCAATGCTCACCACGGTCATGGCTAGCCCTCACCCACTCCCTCTGCCCAGGGGACTCAGCCGGCTTCCCAAACGGCTTGCCCCAATCATTCAACGGCTCAGGAGCCACCAGGGGCGCGTTCGCCCACGCATCCGCATTCAGCCACGTTGCAGGATTCTTGGTAAACTCAGGTTTGCGGGCCGGATCCAGCGAGTATTGCAACACCCCTGCCATGAGCGTGTCAAGGTTTGTCCTCTTGAGAGCTTTGAAAAACGCCTGTTCTGCCACCCGTTTGTCAGCCTTTTTGGGGTATGCCTCCCACCAGGTTTCAAAAACATCCAAAGACTGAGAATCAAGTTCCGCTCTCATAACTTTCGACTTTCTCTCTCTATCGTCTTCTTGTTTTTTATAGTGTTCTTTAAGATTAGTCTTCTTTGGTGGCTCAGTAGCCTTGGTAGGTTCAGCCTTGTGAGGCTCAGCCTTGGAAGGTTCCTGGGCCAATGCTGACGGGTCACAAGTCACATAGTCATACCCTGCAAGATGCCCCTTATCATTGTGTGCCTGGTTCTCAGATCGCTCCAAATATCCTGCCTCGATAAGCTCATCGAGTATGCGCCGCACCTTATCCCGGCCCACCGCGTTCTGGTGAGAAATGGAGTTTATAGACAGGTTCCAGCCGGGCCTGTGCGACATGATTTGAGCAAGTAGCCCGCGAGCTTCCAAGCTCACCCGCCCATCCCGTAACCAGGCGTTAGGTATCTGCGAAAAATGGTCATCAAAGCTGTGATGCCCTCGAATAAGTGCCATGTGTAGCCTCTCTATCAGCTACACTTTAAGTAGCCGATGCTTCTATCATCGGGTTTATAGCAGGGTCAGAGTTTCATCGCTCTGGCCCTGCTTTCATCTTACCACCTCACCGGCCACCATCACCCTCTCAAGGCCCGTAAATTTCATCCATCCTCCCCCTTGCCAAACCCTCCGTTGTGGGCACTCTATCAAAGCCGGTCAGGTAGAACCAACCATCCCCATACCAGACCGGAATTTCAGTTATCGAACGGCGCTCCACCACCCAGCGAGGCACAGACCACCCCAAATCTTGGCACAGTCTGTGATAATCCGCGTCAGACGTTTCCAAACCGTTGTGGTCATTGCACATTGTCAACAGGTACGCCGGATCTTTGTCGTAGAGTGCGCTTCCCCCCATTCCGCGGCCAACCCGGTGCTGTAGCGTTCTGGGTCCGCCACAGGCGCTCTGGACACCTTTAGAGATACATACACCGCCGTCACGCTCATACACGCCAGCGCGGGCCTGCTCCACCTGTTTGCGTGACTGTTTTCCCAGGCTCACGGTTCCCCCACACGGTTGACCGATTTCAAAGCAAAAGCCAAAGCGGTTTCTGCCGCCTCCAACTCCCTCATGGCCGCCCGCACCAAAACTTTGCCATCATCAGTCTGCCCAGTAGCACAGTACCTTTGATTGGCCTCGGAAAAATTAGTTGCCGCAATGTCGTAAGCCTCCTGCGCCACACTCACTTTTCGCCCACCAGCCGCAACAATGTTGCGAGATCCATCGTTACCCACCAGTGTTCAGGCTCAGACTTACCCACACGTTTATGCACAACCACTGGGGGTTTGTCCACAGCTTGCTCCACAGCTTGTCCCCACCAGCCAGCCAAATCCATTTTGGCATGATTTTTGACCTCGATAGCGGCAGGAAAGTTGGTCACGATATCCTCGCCTGCCTGAAAGCCTCCACGGGCCGCCCTAGAGGTCACAGCATCCCAGCCGGCACGTTGTAGCGCCTTACACACAGCGACCTCTGCCAGGTTACCTTTACGCCGCGCGGTAGCCCCATTCATGCCTGGCCTTCCTTTGCTTTGCGCTCAGCCCTATCAAAAACTGCCCTAAAATCAGCAATCATCTGATCCGGGTCAGCCTCCCCACCACAACCATTCTCGGCACAGCAATTAAAATCTTTTTCACTCTCAGTCATGCGTTTGTCCACTCAAGCCTAATGAGAGGTCCCAGCGAGCGCCCTACTTCGAGCCGATCGCGCAAAGCCTTGATAGCACCCACCGCCGCCCGCAATTCCTGATCCGAAATTTCTGAGGCTAAGTGAGCATCCGCCGTTTCAAGCTCAGCCGTATACCGCCGAATATCCATCGACCCCGCACACGTCAAAAACTCGCGTGCATAAGCTTTCTTATACGCCACCCGCGCCTTCACCGCCGCCACATCACACCGCGCAATCTCAGTGGTCTGGGCATCAATTTCTTTGGAAATTTTGGACAGTGTTTTCATTATGGAAAGAGGGGTTAGCTCGCTCACCTGGTCAGTCATCTGTTCCCCCTTGTCGTAGAATCCCTAGCGATTTTCATTACCAGCTTCCCGCTTCACAGATTCAAGCCATGCGTCAAAGGCTTTACTTTTTGCTACAGTAAAAGCAGTCCCAGCCTCGTTAGTGTCTCGCCCTGTCGCGCTGAGTTGCGCAAACATAAAGCTTTCCCGAACCATCACCGAAGTCACAACATGCATAAAATCCCTATCGTTTTCACTCATCTTCTGCCCCTTCCTCGTCCATGCAAGCGACCCGCGCATTACTAGTGCCACCAAGAAGTGAATCAAGATAATGTGCCGCCGCATGTTTCACGTCCCCTGGGTGATGCAAAAACTCTCGCGCATGCTCAACAGAGTAAAAAGTGGCACGACCACAAGGGAACCTTAGAACCGCGCGTAACGGGAACTGCTCAGTAGGTTTAGCCCGCATGTGCATATAAAAACCGGGCTGCCCAAACCCTGCCGTGTTATATTCCGGTTCCTTGTGGTGAAAACCAATCATGTTTACCATCAGTAACCATCCGTCTTTGCACACTCGGCGTAACCTTCATCGTAAGCTTCCTCCTGGACAGACTTAAGCCACCGATTGAACTCAGCAACCCTCACCGCACCGCCTCCCACGGCGTAACTCATGCGCACATCCTCATTGCTTAGTATTTTTATGTAATTTTGGTCAGTCATCAACCCACCCCCGATACGGGTTCACCCCTTTACGGCCAGCACCACGGCCCTGCTCAAACACCTGAAACTTCACGGCGAACGCATCCGAGGGGCAACGCCAGCCCTGAGCCATCAACCCACGCAACACCAGCGCGGCCCACTCGTTGTTCTCCCTTGGCACCACCAGCGGATCCACTGACTGAATCAGCAACGCCTCAGCCTCATTCAACTGTGCCTCACGTTTGCCCATTCCATTTTCTCCTTTTCTTTTTGTTTGACCTGCCGCCCCGTTCTGGCGGTCAGCCCAGTTGACCCCCGTAAAAACGTTACTCACAAACTCTTTAGCCGCCATCACTCCCCACCTCTCTGGAACAACATGGTCATATCGTTAGCGAACAACCGCCAAGGCTCCCCACGCATCCCCATCACCAAAACCGCGTGATAATGACTAACCAACGCCAACACCCGCCTATCACGGCTCAACAACAGGCACACTCTCAGGGATAGGCAATTCTTCATCGACAAACCGCTTTTTTCTGGCCGCAAAATGGCCCTGGACCGCCTCCGAGAAACCGCCCTTCATAGCGGTAGCCCACATCGGCATCATGTCCTCCACATACACACAAGCTTCCAGGGATTTAATGAACCCTGCCGGAATCTCTGCCACAACCGGGGTGCCTGCCGCTACCTGGTTAGCATCCCCCAATTTGTAGGTGTCAGCGTCAGGATCAGGTTCGCTAGTTGGCAGACAAAACACTTGCAACATGAAAGTTCTGAACGCCACACTCATGCACTTGGCCGTAGCCTTATCGCCAGAATCAAACGCTTCAGCCCTCACAGTCCCACTGATTGGCTCCCCCTCGCTCCCATAAATTGAGAACATGACCTCAAGGTGGACTGTGTTGAGAACCCCGCCAGCCGTTGAACGGCCCTGAGAGTATTCACAACCCAAAACGCTGGGCACAATGAACCCGCCAGCACTTCTCAACGCCGGCCCCACAGCGTTCACCACAGCATCAATGCCACGAAAATTGAAATTCTGGTGTTTGTTGACCCCATCCTTGCCCACAGCTCTCACCGCGGTCATTACTGCGGTCACAATTTCTGCGCTCGTAGCCATTAGTTTTCCCCCTGTGCTTGTATTTCAGCCCACAGCATGGTTGCCGCCAGCTTGAGATCGGTAATCATCACTTCATCCCTGCCAATAATGTCTGATTTGGGTTCAAACCAGCCGGGCACCATCCGCCCATCAACCTCAGCCCTCAGCATCCACGCGAACACACATTCATCCGCGCCGGTCACATACAGTTGCCACTGAACCTGCCGCTTGTACGCAATCGGGATTTTGTCAACAGAACCCCAATCTTTGCCGGTGGTTTTGACCTCTGAAATGCGGTTGTGCGAGAGGCTAATCCCATCTGGGGTAGCCAATGCCAGACTGTCCCCATAATGGCGAATCAG